GGTTGCTTCCCCGCTCTCGGACACCAGGGCCGACTCCTTCATGAAGCCGGAGTTGCCGCCGCTCGTCCACCAGCAAGCCTCGTAGAACGTCACCAGGATGTTGTGGGTGCCCTCGGTTGCATCCACACTCGATCCTCCGAGGTTCTGCGAGTAGGTCAGCGCGCTGACGCCGCCCGTGAAGTCTCCGCCTGCCTGGATGTTGGCGCCGCCGGAGAACTCGTAGTCGGCGATGACCGAGAAGACGATCTCCTGGCGAATGTCGAAGGGCCAGCGGTGGTGCTTCAGCGACCGCATGGGACCAGACACGCCGCCTGCGTAGCCGGAGGACTGCCAGAGAGTGCTCAGGTAGAGCAGCTGACGTTCGAAGGAGAGCGTCGTGGCGGAGGTGATGCCGGGCACGACCTCAGCGATCTGGTCGCCGAAGCCGATGCCGCGAACCTCTTCCACAGGACGGCTTTCCTGAGGGGTGAACTGGCCGAGCACGCCGATCTGGTAGAGGACATCCGTGGCGCCGTAGGCAGGGGCCAGGATGCGGACCTTCTGGGAGACAACAGACCGAGTGTTCGGCGAGGTGCCGAAGCGGTACAGTGGGCTGGTACCCTGCACACCACCCTGCGGGTTGTGGTCACTGTTTGATGCCATGGTGCTGATCCTCCGAGGATATAGACCTTCGAGGGTATAGTCCCCCTATTGCTCAAAACGCTCTCAGTTAGATTGAGCCTGCTCCTACACCCACGAGTGATGCAGGGGTACTGTATCTCAGTACGATAGACCACAATCGGAGGCCCTCGTGGACCTGCAGTCTCTAAGAGAAGTTCTCGAGCCGTTGACAAAGTTCGGCCAGGACGAGTTCACCTTCGAGGTGGAGGGGCTCAAGGTCACTATTCGCCCTCTGTTGCCCCGCGAAGAGATCGCATGCCAGCAGTACTCCTCCCAGGTGCTCAAGGACACACAAGAGGAGGAGGAACTCGGCGACGACGATCCTCTCACCCGAGCCGCTTCTCTTCGGTACTTTGACCAGTTCCGTTCTGAGGTCATCAGCTACGCTCTGGTTCAGGTCGGAGAGAACGATCTTCGAAACGTGAAAGCTCTGGCCACCGGGAAGAAGCTGGAGGACGGCACCCCGGTGCGAGTCCCCTTGCAGCGAGCCCTGCGGGACCTCATCAACGCCTCCTGGTCCCGAGCGATGATCACCATCTGCTTCGCGAAGTACGGGGACATGGTCACGGTGATCTCGGAGAAGGCAGACAAGATCGCGAAGGACTCGATCGCCGACCTGGATGCCGAGATCGAGCGCGTGGAGGCTCGGTTGGAGCGCATTCGTTCGGAGCGAGACTTGCGAGCGAAGGGCGACCCCAGCGTCACCTCTCAGCAGATCAAGTCATTGGTACAGGCCGGGAAGGCTCTGGACGAGGAGCTCAACACGGCCTTGGAGCAGGCTCAGGCCGACCGGGTTCTGGCCGCCGCTCTGTCCACGGCGGGCGACGTACCGGAAGACCCCGACGCGCCCCCGGAGCAGGCCTCTCCCCCACTCGAGCACGAAGAACCCCCGACCCCCGCTCCGACGCCGACTCCACGCCAGAGCGTGGTTCCGAAGGCTTCTCCTCCGCCGACCGCTCCGATCAAGCAGCCCTCTCCCCCGGAGCTTCGTTCTTCCTTCGGGGAGTTGGAGGATGTAGACTCTCAGGCTATCGAGCATGACAGACTCGTAGCCGCGCAGGTCGCTGCTCGCGCATCAGCTCGGAAGGATCTGGAGACTGGGGGTTTGTCAGCTGCCACCCCCGAGGGCACCGTGACAACGGGAGATGGGAAGGAGCTTGACGCTTTCCGACTGCCTTCGGAGACTATCTCTGCGAGAGGGGTGAAGCGGAAGAAGGTAGACGAGAAGGAGGCGAACCTGGATCCGAAGCCGGGCGGCGGGACGCGGAACCCTAAGTTCAAGCCTCCTGGGAGCTGACCCGTGGACCGGGAGACCATGCTTCGGGACGCCGCCGAAGATGCTCTCCTACAGGAATCCGGGGCTCGGAGGTTCCTCTACAGAGACGTAGAGGATCTCGTGACCACCGGGTTCCTGCACCACGGTGTGTCTATGGGAGAGCACGAGGTAGTGCTCAGAACCCTAAACCCTCGGGACCTGGATCGTCTGAGCGCTCGAACTATGAACGCTCCCGCTGCGCTCCCCGTGTTGCGCTGGACCGTGTCGTCCTCCATCTGGATGGTCGACGGGTTCGAAATCCCTCTGGACGCCTCCCAGAACGCAGCCTACTGGATCCACAGGTACTGGGTCCGGGACTTGCACCGTCACCACGTAGAGGTTCTGGCCTCTACGATCGACGGGCTCCGCCGACGGACAAGTAGGGCGTTGCGGCTGGTGGAGGCGTTCTGCTACGAGCCCTACTCCAGAGGTCTCTGGCGCATGGAGGGACGGAAGCCGCACAAGCTGGCTGACCAGAACCCCGTGAAGCGCATCTGGGTCGCACACAACCTTTCAGAGGACGAGGCGAAGGAGAGGAATACCCAGTGGGCACACACCCGTGCTATCGTGTCCTCCCTTTCGAACAAGGGTGGGAAGCAGCTGGCAAAGGCAGTGGAGGCCGACGAACAGACAGAGCAGACTCGTCGCCAGCGTGTCATTGAGGCAGCTGTCAACTGGGTCATCTACGGTCTGGAGGACAAGGAAGAGATCACTGTAAAGGTGAACGGCCAGGATGTGAAGGTAGGTCGCATCCACTCAGCCAGCACGGTGTCGGATCTGGAAGAGGAGATGCGCAAGGTGGTCGAGGGAGAGACCGACTTCCACGATACGATGGTGGCCCAATACCACAAGGGGATTCGGGACCAGACAGAACAGAAGCACAAGGCGTACCGTCAGAAGGTCGACGAGGCTCGGGCTCGCGCCGACGCTGCCGAAGACAGGGGGGCTTCTCCCCTGGTGGGGTACACCAAGGAGCAGCTCGAGGACCTCAGTCCCGGAGCGCTGGAGGCCCGCACTACGGCTCGCATCCCAGAGAGCGCGCAGACCTCCTACATGTTCGACAGATACTTCAAGCCGCAGCTGCGAGCGGGGGAGCTCACCCCATCTCTCAAGGTTCAGGACATGACCCAGAAGCCCGGAAAGACCCCAGAGGACGAGGGTTCGTTGCAGGAGAAGATCGCGAAGCGGTCACCTAAGATTTCCGAGGGCTGAGCTTCCACTGGTGAGGCTATCGGGAAACACAGACGAGGCGTTTAGTGTCCGTATCCATCAAGGCGATTGTAGATCTTGCTCTCGGGTCAGTGACCCGTGGGCGGGACTTCTCGAAGGAGATCACCAAACTAACAGGTGATGCTACAGCCAAGGGTGTGCGGCAGGGCGTAATTGTAGGGACAAAGCAGACTCAGCTCAAGGTCGCGCAGACTTTCAGCAATATGCTGGAGACAGGCTTCCGAAAGGGTGCCTATGTGCTACGGGACGAGCTGAAGGCTGCGGGCCAGCAGCAGCTCAAGACCGCGAACGAAATTGCCGACAAGTCCAGCGAGATTGAGCGGGAGAAGGACGAGGAGACCCGCGAGCGGATGAAGATGGAGCGAGAAGCGCTCCAGATGCGTCTCAAGATGGAGCAGAAGGCTCAAGAGAAGCTCATCGACCGAGCGGACAAGGCCACCGAACATCGCATGAGCTTGCTGGAGCGCGCTCGGAAAAGGCGCGACCGCTCCACTACTGAGTCTGTTGAGGCAGGAGCGGACAAGTTCAAGACCGCGATGGAGGGTGCTCTCACTCTGGACACTACTTCGGCCTCGGGGTTCGCAGAGTCCTTGATGAAGGGGCTCTCGGGAGCGGCAGAAGCTGGGGCTGGTGAGTTGATGGCCGGAGGGGCGGCGGGAACCGAGGCAGGAGGAGCAGCCATCGCAGGACTCAGCGTGGCTGCAGGCACTCTGGCCGCTGCCGCTGCGGGCATCGCCGCTGTGGTTGCTCTCTTTGCCGCTGCCTACGGGCAGGCCAAGGACATGAACAAGGCGTTGATGGAGGGAATCAGCGCGATGGACCTGCAGGGGGTCTCCTCGGACGGGCTGGCGCACTCTCTATCAGACTTGCGTGAAGCCGCCACCGATGTCGCCTGGGACTTCCGAATGTCTAAGGAAGACACCATGGGGGCTATCACTGCCTTCCACGAGGCTGGCATCACCATCAAGGAGTTCTCCGGGTTCGCCCGGAACGCTTCTTCTGATGTGGGGCGCTACACGCAGCTGGCGGCCACGGCTATCACCGCCTCGAAGGGTCTGGGGGTCGGGATCTCCGAGATCGCCGAGTTTGCGAACCTGATGAACCGAGACCTGGGTGCTGGTCTGGACAAGGTCCAGGGCGCGTTCGGGATGATCGGGGAGCAGGCCGGCAAAGCGGGGATGAACACCAAGGACTTCTTCGCGGCGATCAACGGCGCGACCTCGGGAATGGCCCTGTACAACTTCCGAGTAGCAGACACGGTGGGTCTCTTCACAGACCTGGTAAAGATCATCGGTGAGGACCTGGCGAAGGAGGAGATCGGCGTCAAGGGCACCTACCGAAACATGAGCATGCAGGACAAGTACAAGTCTCGTATTTTGTCTGGGGGAGGTCGGCAGGATAAGATCATGGCCGCCGATGCTAAGGCGCAGGCGAGGGACTTCGGCAACACCTTCGGCGATCGTCTGGAGAAGGCGGGTCTCGGAGACATGATGACGGGGGAAGGTGACAACCGCACTCTGGACCTGGTGGCCTTGTCAAAGCTCCAGGGCAAGGAGTTCGGGGATACCTGGACCAAGGTCGCCGCTGTAGACCCCGCAGCAGCTCGAAAGCTCGACGACATGCAGAAGCTCAACGCGGGCGGCGTGACCGGTCTGGGCTCAGCCAGTAAGACGGGAGAGCTGGCCCTACAGCTCAACGAAGGTTCCGCGATGCGCGGCGGCAAGATGCTCCGAGATATGACCGGGATGCAACGAGCGATGATGGAAGAAATCCTGGGCATCAACGGAGAGGAGTTCGATCGCCGAGCAGCTCTGGAGACCGGTCTCATGGCGAAGTACGAGATGAAGGGCGGTGCGGCAGGCTTCGACGGGATGGAGTTCTCAGAAGCTCTCGCCTCGGGCAAGCTCGTTGACAACGAAGAGCTCGAGGCCATGCAGGAGAAGCAGTACACCCTCATGGAGCAGACCGCTCGGGATTCTCTCAAGGAGACCACCTCGATCTCGCAGACCTTGAGCAACGGCATCGCGATCGTCCTGGATAAGATCTACGGGGTCCTGGAGCTGATTCTGACCTTCTTCCCAGACATGGCCGAGGAGGGGAAAAGGGCGAACGAGGCTCGCATCAAGTCCCTCAAGACGGAGGACGGTCTGCGAGCTGCAATCGGTAGCTATGGGGACGAGATCAAGGGATTGCAGACCGAGTTGAAGGGAGAGAAGGACCCCGAGAAGAAGCTGGCGCTTGAGAAGAACATCGCACAGCTCCAGGCCCGGATGGAAGGGAAGAAGCAGATGGTTGGGCGAGAGAAGGACTACCGAGGAGCCTTGCAAGAAGGGAAGAGCCCGGAAGAGGCTCTGAAGGGGATGTACGGGGATCTCAACAGCAACCCCGAAATGCTCGCCCTGGCAAAGGCTAATGGCCTCACAAAGACCGAAGACAGGTTCACGGGCAAAATGGTCGGGTTCGGTGAACACATGAAGCCCGAGACAGAGACCGTGGACGTTATGGACTGGACTAAGGTCTCCGAGGACAACGGCACGTTCCTGAGCGAGCTCGTGGCTAAGACCGAGGAGATGAAGAAGGTCGACGCGGACCTGCTCGCCCTTGAAGAGAAGGCGGAGAAAACAGCCGAGGAAGGGTTCGAAGACGTTGTGAAAGCCCTGGTGGAGCAGGACAAGCAGGCAGCGATGACAGATCTTGCGGGTGCCTCATCCTTTGCCGACGTGACCGCAGGCATCAATAAGGGGGAGTGGGGCTCTGTTGTGGAAGCCCTCAAGAAGGGAGGGCTCACCCTGGAGGAGCGCCAGCTGCTTGCCAGCGCGGGCGTTCCGACAAAGTTCTGGGAGCACGAAGACCGGGTGGACGACTTCATCTACCGAGGAGACGGAGTCCGGGGCAGCATCACTCCCATCAACAAGATGGACGAGTTCTTCGGAGCGAAGCCGGGTGGGGCTATCCACAAGGGGATGGGCGGCTCGAAGACAGCGGTCATCAACATCAACGGAGGGAACCTGGAGGAAGTCAGACGGGTGGTGACTAAGGTCCTCCAGGACACCGGCTACTCCAACATGAAGTCGTACTGATGGCAGGCGGTCAGCCACTCTTCACAGGAGCCTTCCCTGCTCGGGAGGAAGACGAGTTCTCAGGTAGGGGCGTCCGTCCTGTGATCTTCGACATCCTGGGGCCGGACAAGGAGACCTCGATCCTCCCGGACGGGATCAAGATGGTCCTTCACGTCAACCCGAGCTCGATGTCCATCAAGTACGCTCGGAAGGTGGAGCGGATCCAGACAAAGGGCGGGTTCGTGGAGCAGCACTGGGGGGACGACACGCAGAGCATCGACTTCGACGCCGCCACGGGCGGGTTCATGCGGTTGTACACGGGGTTGTCAAACGTGACCTCGCCCGCTCTCACCGGAGGCACTCGCCGAGAGTCTCTGGCCTATGACACCTACCTGGACCTCCTGGCCCTGTTCCACAACAACGGCTCAGTGTACGGCACGGACGGGCAGATCGCTCTGCAAGGTATCATCAAGGTGACCTTCGACGGAGGAGTGTACCTGGGCTGGTTCGAAAACTTCACCGTGACAGAGAGCGCCGAGAAGCCCTTCATGTTCACGATGTCCACCACCCTGACTGTGGACAAGGAAATCCAGGTCTGGAGGACCGTAGTCAGCCTCAGCTCGGCTGTGTAGGAGAACGCACCATGGCTAAAATCGAAATCAGGGAAGACCTCATTGGAGACAGGTACGGGAACCTCGCGGTGGGTCCCGACCTGGTGTACTCCTTCGAGACCCAGAAGGGGCTTCCGGTAGATGCAGGGAACCCTCTGCTTCGGGACCTGTCTCCATTTGCCATGCGTCTCATCGTGCCCGAGCTCGTGGGAGTTTCTTCCGGGGTGGACGTCAATCTACTCGGAAGAGCGAACCAGTCGACCGAGGAGTTCGAGACCGCAGCGAAGTCTGTGCGAGACCTCTTCGGTTCGGCTACTGTGGGCGGGGTGTCCAACGGGGGCGTGGAAGGCGCGCTCCAGCAGATTGTCTCCGCTGGCCAGGTAGTCTCCTCGTCTACAACCACTACTGAGCGCGTGGTGCTAACAGATGCGAACACGGCAGCTGACATCGCGCTGCAGGTAGAGAGGATCCTGAATGCGCCGACCCTGACGTTGTTCGTCAACCCTTCCGAGATGACCAAGACGTTCGGAGCGGTGCAGCAGTACTCAAACCGAGGTCGGAACGGATACCTCTTTGAGCGCTGGGGCGAGGCTCAGGTCACGCTCTCGTTCTCCGGAAGAACCGGTGTGTTCATGGCGGCTGCGAACCCTCAAAACGCAATCCCCGGCGCGACGAGCACTGACTCTCCCAGCGGGGTGCAGTTTGCCTCCAAGCGGGACAGCGCGGCCTTCCAGAACTTTACTGCCTTGTACCAGTTCTACCGGAACAACGGCTACCTCTACGACACCATCGGGGGCTCCGAAGCCCACCTGATGATCGGAGCCGTGGCCATCGACTACGACCAGTTCACCTACGTGGGGCACATCGAGAGCTTCGACTACTCCTACCAGGAAGCCTCACCTCATCGAATCGAGTGGTCCATGGAGTTCGTCGTAGGGATCATGTACGACAACGCTGAGACGCCGGTCGTGGTTCAGCCGATGGTCGCTCCGCAGCCGAACCCGTCCTACCCTGGTCGGCCAGGCCCTGCCTTCACAGCTCGCCCCGATGCTTCTTTTGGGGGTGGGTGGTTCGAGACCACTGGTCCGTCCGCGCTTGAGCAAGCCTCGACACCACTCTCACTCCTGGTGCCGTAGCGTATGTCCTCTTCCACCGAGCGCCCGTTTATCGGGTCCTGGCAGATGGCGAACAAGACGCTGGTGCGTCATACGCCAGACGCCATTGTCTTGATCAACGGCCACAGTGAGATGGCGACCTGCGCGACGTGCAACAAGGGTCTCAACTTCCAGAAGTACGTCACGCAGGTCTCTTGCGACGCCACCACGGACCCTATCGCCAGCGCAAACCTCACCCTGGCCATTCCCCGACACGAGTCGGACGTGTTCTCCTACGACGGGAACTACATCCTCCAGCCCTCGCTGGAGGTAGTCATCTTCATGCGGGGCTACTTCCCGATGACCGGCATCGCTGGAATGGGCCAGGACCCGTCGGACATGGGCGGCTTCATCGCGGACGACACGCCGGTGTATCCGTACTACCAGGTCTTCCGAGGCGTGGTCACTTCAGTCACGCATGACTTCAACGGGGGCTTCTACACAGCCACACTCCAGTGTGCAAACCTGCTTCACTTCTGGCAGAACCAGAAGCTGTCCACGAACGGCGCGGTCATCGGAGACAGACCCGACAACTCCCAGGTGTCCCCCAGTCTCATCGGACATGTGTTCACCAACACCAACCCGTACTCAATCGTGTACACACTGGTGAAGGTAGGCTTCGGCGCAGCGTTCGGTGTAGAGTTCCAGATCAGTCAGGGCTCTAACATCGCCGCTGTAGACGACGACGACCGAAAGGCTCTGTATGCGCACGCGGCGGAGTGGTGGGCGAAGCGCTGGACCGAGCACTCGGGCTCCTTGCGCATGTACGGGATGAACGGCTCGATCATGAATGCGTACCAGCAAGCCTACCTGGGGTCCTGGTACGATTCCCGAGAGGATAGGGACAACGAGAAGACGCCGTTGTTCAAGCTGGCCCAGACAGTCATCAACGCACAGAAGGACAACAACGACTTCGACCTAACGAGGTACAGGAAGATCCTGGACGCGCTGGCGGCGACTCAGTACGACCCCTACATGACCTCAGCCGGAGCGTACCGCGACGACAAGTCCGGCAAGAAAGCGACGCTGGACGTGCTGTCCATGGCCGCGTTCACTCTGGATGTGGGCAAGATCGGCTCCGTCAACATGTTCGAGACCGAGTACATGTCGAAGATGGAGATCATCGAACTGGTGAAGACCATCACAGGCTTCGAGTTCTACCAGGACGTGGACGGGGACCTGGTCTACAAGCCGCCCATGTACAACCTGGACACTCGGGACGACCCGGTGTATCGCATCGAGGACCGGGACCTCATCTCTATCTCCGAAACAGAGACCGAGCCTGAGGCGACCATGTGCAAGGGCACGGGGTCGCACTTCGCGAACATTACCGGGGTCGGGCTGGAGAATTGGCTCGGAGTCGGCGGCGTCTTCATCGACTACAGACTGGTAGCGAAGTACGGCTACCGGGAGGAGACCTTCGAGTCGAACTACATGAACAACAAACAGGCGTTGTTCGTGTCGGCCATCAACCGTCTGGACCTGGCGAACGTGGGTGTAAAGAGCGCATCCATCACTATTCCTCTTCGTCCGGAGATGCGCGCTGGCTATCCTGTGTACGTGGTACACCTGGACTGTTTCTTCTACGCACAGAGCATCAACCACTCGTTTCAGTACGGAGGGCAGTGCACGTCGACTATCAACGGGGTGGCGAAGCGGGCAAAGTGGCTGCCCCCCATGGAAACACCGGGCGACGGCACTCTTCCGAGCCTCTCGCACGTTCGCCTGGATGCCCCCGGTGAGTTCCCTCCCCTACCGATGTTCGGCTACGACCAGTACATGACTGGAGACGCGGAGGCAAACACGGGGCCTCCCAGAGCCTACGGGTTCCCGAATGTGGTTATGGCTCTGGACCCCGACCACGTCAACTTGAACACCATCGACCTCGGCTCGGGAGCGATTACTGCCGAGGGCTACATCCAGATCGCTCTTGCCTCGGGGTTCATTGAGAGAGGGGTGGAGGCTGACACCTTCCTGATTCGCACGTCCAACACGGAAGCCGTCACGGTCTCTCTGTCCGAGGTGCAGCAAAACTGGACCAGCGCCTCGGAAGCGATCAAGGCGGGAACCTACGAGCCGGACCTGAGTACCGAGCTGGGGCTGGTTATTCACCAGATTCAGACTAAGGCCAGCCGTCTGGACACCCCGGACTCCTCCGGTCTCATCAACTACCTCTCCCTGCAGACATCTCTCAAGGGGCTCTTCGCGCCGGGCACTGCTGCGACTGGGCGATATCGCTACTATTCCTGTTCGCATCCTGTAGAGGCCATGCAGGGTCCTGGGAACCTGTATGTGGACCAGGAGGTAGGGACCAGTGCTGTTCTACTCCCAGACCCTCCCGAGGAAGGCGCCACCTCGCAGATCCGAGCCATTACCGATGCGGGGAACGGGATGGGTATCGCTCTGGATACCACCCCCAGGGCGATCCAGAGAGGCATCAAGATTGCGGCGTTCTCCCAGAAGACCCACCCTGGGAACCACGAGTTTCCCAGCCAGATTGTGGCCACCAGTGACATTCGGTTCGTCACCTTCGGTCCGCAGACGGTTCGCAAGGAGCTCAAGGTCTCCGTGAAGACATCCGGGTGGAATAAGGGGGCCAACTTCGATATGCCTCCGACCACCATGACATCTATGGCCGGACTGCTGGCGATCAAGGTGGTGCCCGATCCCGGAGCATCCATCGTGGATCGCTTCGACACTGAGTACCAGCGTCTTCTCACATCTATCAACACCTTCGCTGACGCGGTGGGCGCAAGGGCCGACCCCGCAGTGGCCCTGATTGAGTCATTCGTGACGACAATCGCATCCTCACTCGTGGAGTACGGGTTCTGGCCTGAGGGATCTGAGCTTCACACTGTAGGTTCAACCGCTCCGATGAAGGGCGACATGGAGCAGGTGAGCTTCCTGGCTCAGGTACTTGCCTCTGGCCTCTGGGACTACGTCCGAACAGTGGTCGACGTAGTCAAGGCGGACACTGAGTTTCAGGGAGACTACACCGAGCTTATGGCCGCCAGGTACCAGTTCATCGAGGAGTACACCGAGGGGGCACTCACAGTCCCAGAGGGAAAGACCAACGTGGTCTACGTCCCCGGTCTCAACTATGAGCCGACCCAGAACTTTTCTCCGATCTTCCCAGTGTCCGACGCCGGGGGCTACGAGGTGTACGGCAACCTGCCCTACGGGCGGGGCGTGAACATCGAGAAGTTGTCCGAGCTGCTCCAAAGCACAACCTCGGGCGATGACACTGACGACCCCGTCCTGGCGGCGGAGTCCTCCCAGACCTTCGTGGGTTCGGTAGGTTCTAACGCCACCAGCCTGGACGCGGTCGAGAAGTTCTTCATCCTGTACCTGGATGGAGGGGACCCCCAGACAATCATCTCGAACCTGCCCCCAGCGGAGCA